GATTATTTCCACGGTCTCAACAATGTTGGCCAGGATCAACGTTCCACCGTATGCTTGCTGATAGCATTCGGCTGTTTCCCGAATGTAAAAAGTGTAGACTTGACCAGTCGGGGTAATCAGCGTGAAATTCATGTCCAGCTCCTTATCTACAATATAAGTATTATAGCAGAAGTTGTAATTATTGTCAACCTAGCATTTGGCGCCAGGCATCGGCATCAGTCTTTTCGTTCTCGTCAAAGGGCAAATTTAATACAGCCATCATCTTGTGTTTTACTAACAGATTGGGCAATCTAAATTTCTCAACAGCAGTAAAGCCAAGCATCACCCCAACTTCAACCACTGCCCCAGATCGACACATACCCGCAAAACAATGCACCACAACATTCATTCGCTTTGCAAATGCCTGTTGCAACAGGCTTACTAAGTCGCGGGCTTGTGTGTCACTTACTCGGCATTCTTCATCAAAGCAGTGATCATCCCGTTCAATATCAAGAAATCGAAAAAAGTGTGATTCCTTAAACTGATGTTTGGGAATAGGGAACCTACTTGCCGGATCCATAATTTGAATAAGCATACTGTTAATCCCGGCGGCGTGGTGCAATCCTTTGGGAATATCATCAGCGGAACAATTCTCGATCCAGGGCATAGTAGGTTCCTACTGGTCAGCTACGCTTGACAATGATTTCGTCAGCCAATCCCCAATCCAACGATTCTTGGGCGGACATAAATGTATCACGTTCCATCATAGTAGCAAACTCATCAAACGTCTTTCCCTTAGAGTTGTGATGGACATATATTTCAGTCAAGTTCTTCTTCATAGTAAGAATTTCTTTAACCTGAATTTCCATATCAGTAGCTTGCCCACGTGCCCCGCCACTGGGTTGGTGACACATATGCCGAGCATTTGGCAGTATCTTTCTCTTACCGGGAGATCCAGCGGTTGCGAGTAATGATCCCATCGAACAGGCTTGACCCATAACAATCGTTTGCACATCACAATTTACAAATTGCATACAATCGTAAATAGCCATTCCAGCGGTCACACTACCTCCCGGGCTATTAATGTAGACACTAATAGTTTTCTCACCTTCGCTTTCCAAATAAAGCAATTGTGCGACGATTAGGTTAGCCATTTGGTCATGCACTTCTCCTTCTAAGAGAATAACACGATCCCGCAAAAGACGGCTATAGATGTCATAGCTACGCTCGCCACGACTAGTTTGCTCCAATACCATTGGCACTAAGTTCATATATTTCCTTATAAAAGTTTCAACATTATAACGAATAAATGCGATAATGTCAACTAGTATTGGAACTTATTTTCTCTTTTTACGAACTTCAGTTTCTTTAGCTTTTCGTGTGGGATTAACTATATCCTGCGCTGCAGCGGCTAAGTCAGCAGGTTCATTGATGGTGTAATCCTCACCGTCTATATATGGTTCATTGGGTTCATGGCTAACACTGCTATCGCTTCTTCCCAATTTAAAGCTAAACCCACCAGAACTAGGATCTTTCGCACTTGATTTACTCTCAACACTAATCTGCCCGTCTAGCTTAGCTGGCCATTGGGTAGCAAATGTTATCTCTCCCTTTTTGTAATCAGCATATTGCTGAATAAAATTCATTTCTAACAAGTCTAGTACCACATCTTTAAAAGCTGGAATAGCGTCATGGTCATTAATGGCCCTCAACACTTCTTTTTTAACAGCATATATTAGTTTTCCGCCCTCACTAGCATCACTTTTAATATCGCCGTATAGAGGCCTATATTCTTTGGGCAATGGGCTGTCTACCCGATTCTTTTTAGCATTCAAGCTTTCTTTAGCCAACCATTCAATGTTGGGGTGTTTTGTAGAGAATGGTAAAAATGAATGCCATTTCTTATCTATAGATTTTGGATTGGATTTGAAGATTATATCCAATGCTTTGAATGCCTGCGCAATAGTGCCTGGCTCTTTACATAGCTTAATGAATTCTACTGCGGTAGAGTATTTTGGATTAGCGTTGATATGTTCAGGGACCTGTAATCCAGAGACAGCAGGCGCAGCACCACCTCCGGTGCCTTTACTGCTAATGTTTAGTGTGTGTTCATTAGTTGAATTTCTAATATTAGCATAACTATCAGCAATGTTATTATTTGCTGACCCGGGAAAATTCAATACTAACTCACTCAAATTACCACCCATCCATTTAGTGAACTCTGCTCTTTTGGGAAACCGACTTCTATTATAAAGTAATGCCAACACCCCTAAATACTCGCCACCATAATCAATAATTGCCTTCAGAACTTTTTCTTTGTCCTTCTGTTGATATTCAGGTGGTACCATGACATATTCGCCGGCTCTAATATATTCGGCTAGCTGAATGATTACCTTTCCGTAATCGGTGCTGTTCAATACTGGGTTATTTACGATTTCATCATAAAAATCTGAGGCAGGGATATCTCTGTCACAAATACCTATTTGGCCAGGCTTAACCAATAGTGCTTCTTTACCGGCTGACATTTCCGATTCACCTGCGGCTTTTGCTGCGCCGCCAAATGCGCTTGTTTTGGCTAGTTGATTCAATGATATCTCTTCACCGGTTGTTGTTCTGGCCTTCAATTGACCACGGAACATATTGGTATCGTACAGACCTTGAAAACGCTTGGCTTCGCGTGGATCAATAATTACTTCATCACCTGCCAACGTGGTAAACGGTTTTCTATTTTTTATATAATCTATAAACGTCGTAAATCTTCTCTCATCCTTATTAAGTTCTCCGGGAACAAGAGAAGGTGCAGATTTAGCTTCGGAAAGAGTTTGGATAAGAGTAATGAATTCGCGCATAATGAGTATTTATGCTATCAAGACTTAAATAGATTTTGAAATTTAAACCAATTACCCAGATTAGGTGAGCGTTTTAATGGAATGCTGTGTGTTATTAATCTATCTCTATGTGCAAAGAAGCTGGGCCCATGGCTCATTATAGGTTCTAATCCTTGTTGTATTCTTCTTAAGCCAGCGACATCCCATTGATATTGATGACACATTTCGTGTGCTAGTATAGTAATTAACCATTGACGACACGCCCACTTGTCAACTAATGTAATGGTACACGTAGACCGCGCGGGGATCGGTGTATCATCTTTAGCAGAACATTCTCCCCAATAGCCTTTCCAACGATACACCAGTTGAAATTTTGGAATAGGAAGTTCTCCGTTGAACAATTCTTTGTTGAGTAGTTTAAATAAACTACGAACTTCAGTGATAGAGGTTCTATAAGATAATCTTTTTTGAAAGCTTAGTGTGGGCAAAGCCTCAGTCATATGACGATTAAGTTTACTCATAACAATATTTATCCATAATTATAGAAAAATATCTATCCTTTAAAAAAACATTAAATAGTCTTTTAGGAGATTTAAATGGAAGCACTCATTGTAATAGCAATAATTGCGGTTATTATAGCAGTAATCAGATTTGTTGTAACCCGAGATTCTAAGACACCATCGTTCGTTGAAGCTGAGGCACCTTATAAGATAGAGACTCCGGCACCCGCACCGGAAGTGGTTAAAGAAGAACCTGTAGTTCAACCAGCTATTATTGCTGTAGTAGAGGCCACAGCTCCAATAACCGTGACATCTGAACCTGTAGTGGCACCAGCGCCAGTCAAAACTGCCAGGCCAAAAGCTGCGAAACCTAAAGCTGTAGCAGCTAAGGCACCTAAGCCTAAAGCACCAAGAATGACTATTGTTAAGTAAGTAGTAATGGAGATAGGTTTTGATTTAATCAGCGACTTACATTTATTACCCGATGATGTTTTTAATTGGGAAAATAAAGCTACTAGCTTATACTGCATTATAGCAGGAAATGTAAGTCACGATTTACGAACTATCGCCATTACTCTCACGCATTTATCTAAATTTTATCAGGGAGTGTTCTACTCCCCTGGAACACTGGAATATGAAAATATGCCAGATATTGATTCCAGGACCAATGACATTATCCACGTATGTAATCATATTCGTAATGTCGCAGTGCTACATCAACGAGTGGTGATTATCGATGGTGTTGCCATTCTAGGATGTAATGGATGGTATGGTATTCCTGATCTAAAGGGCTCGGCAATAGCCGCACACTTAGACGATATTCATTACTTAAAAAAATCATTAGAAAAATTACAACGGCACTTAGATGTCACTAAGATACTCTTGGTGAGTAATTCTGTACCAAGACAAGAGTTATATTATGGAGAAGAGCCACCTGGTATCCTTGCTCAATACGAACCGGCTATCGCTTTGATGGCCGACACAGAGCATAAAGTATCTCATTGGGCCTTTGGCACATACAAAAAAAATGTTGATACCGTCATAAACGATATCAACTATGTTACCAATCCTTATTATAAATTAAACCCATATTGGGCTAAAAGAATTTCAGTTGAGGTCTAACCCTCAGCTTCTACTTTGATTTGCAGTGGGAAACCGTGTGACCTAGCATCCAGGGTAACTTCGATCCCTCGTTGTTCTGCGATTTCATAGGGCAAGACCGCTACTACCGCACTCCCTGAATCGTGAATGTTCTTTGTGATAACTGCCGCAGTGTCTACATTATAATTAAAATAATCTATCAGTGACTCTACTACAAACTCCATTGATGTAACTTCATCATTAATATAAATGATTCTGAATAGTGGTGGCTCTTGAAGACCAAGATTGGGTTTGATTTTAATTTTGGTATCTGTTTTTGACATTTTAGTTTACCTTTGACAAATGGATGCGGTTTTCACCGCATCCTGATTACTCTATATTATTTATTATAAGAGATAGAAATCTTCTTGGGTTTTTGTTCCTCAGGAACTTCGCGTTTCAGGCGAATACTAAGAATTCCCAATTCTAGATGTGCGTTCTCTATCTCCACGTGATCCGCAAGCTTGAATTCTCTGCGAAAATCTCTCTCACTGATACCTTTATGCAAGTAATTGATTTCTTCAGTCTCTGCATTGTTCATTCCCAACGTACCTTCAATGATTAAGAAGTTTTTTTCTTTGGTAACTGAAAGATTGTCTTGGCTAAATCCCGCCACAGCTAAACTAATCATATACTCGTCCTCATTGATTTGGACTATGTTATATGGAGGGTAGTTTGTGTTGGGTTGTTGAATGTGCATTCTCTGCAACTCATCAAACATCGTATCAAAACCGATACCGAATTTGTGAAGTGATGGAATGTCGAGGGACCGAAGGGTTAAAGTTTTTGTCATTTGATTTCTCCTATTATTAAGCAAGATGACTAATGTAGACCCGATTA